CATCACGGCTGCACGCTGGAGGATGCCAAGGGCTACATCCGGCAGGCTAAGTGCTCCATCACCCGCAAGCGCTGGGATGGCTACCACACCAATTACTACTCTTTTGAGGGTGCCGCCTATATGGATGACGAAAGCGGGAAAATCAACACCGCTTTTTCCAAAAGCGACTTTGACCCCAAGACAAAGGAAATCATGGAGGTGTTTGAGTGAAAACAGTGTATTGCCCAGTAAAGGCCGCCCAAGTCAACGGCACAGACTGCATGGTCATCTGCGATGTCGCAGACCGCCTGCTCAACCCCTCTGTGCTGCCCGGCGGCATCGACTGGAGCGAGGAACAGCGTGAGCGGTGCCTCAAGTGCCCCTACCACGCTGATCTGGAGAGCTCCGAGGAGTAACCCCTTTTTGATGTTAAAAGCATCGTGCTGAAAATGCACGGTGCTTTTTTCATACCCAAATACCGCTGGCCCGGCGGACTACAAGATGGGCACTGCAACACCGGGACTGGCCGGATAAAAAGGACAGCAGACATGCAAGGAGGTAACAATCATGTTGGAATGGCTGAAAACCGTATTGGGGGATGCGTACACCCCCGAAATTGACACGGCAGTTTCTCAGGAGATCGGCAAGGGCTTTGTGGCCCGCACCGACTTCAACACAAAGACTGCCAAGGTCACAGAGCTGGAAACCGAGGTCAAGCAGCTCCGTGAGGGTATCAAGACCCGTGACACTCAGCTCTCCGAGCTGAAAAAGTCCGCCGGTGACAATGTTGAACTGCAAAAGCAGATCGACACGCTCACCCAGCAGAACAAGGACCAGAAAGCCGCCTATGATAAGGAGCTGGCCACGGTCAAGCTGACTGCTGCGGTGGATGCGGAGCTCACCGCTGCCGGGTCCAAGAACAACATCGCCGTCCGTGCGATGCTGGCGGACTTCCTCAAGGATGCCAAGGTGGTGGATGGCAAGGTCACCTCTAAGGAGAACGGCGAAACCGTCACCCTGGGGGCCAAGGTCGAGGCGATGAAAAAGGACGCTGCTACTGACTTTATGTTTGGAGATGCGCCCAAGTATAGCGGCTGGAAACCCGGCGAGAACGGGGACGGGGGCAAGCCCGGCAGCACCAAAAAGCTGTCTGAGATGTCCTACTCCGAGCTGACCGAGTACATGGCCAAAAACCCTGACGCAAAGCTGGAATAACCCCAACAACACAATCATTTCAAGAAAGGAAGTATTGAATTATGCCTAACGCTAAGTTTGACGCAAAATCTTTCAACCCTGAGGCTTTCAAGTACATCATGGACCGCATCCCCCGCACCCGCCTCAACGAAATCCGCAAGTCCAAGGTCCTGGTGGGCAACCCGGACATCCGTGCGGTGCTGGGCACCCAGAACGGCACCGGCTACGCCCGTGTGGCCGTGCGTGGCCTGCTGGACGGTGAGGCCGTGAACTATGACGGCCAGACTGACATCACCGCCACCTCCACCAAGACCTTTGAGCAGGGTGTGGTGGCCATTGGCCGTGCCAAGGCGTGGGTGGAAAAGGACTTCTCCTTTGACATCACCGGCGGCGTGGACTTTATGAACAATGTGGCCCAGCAGGTGGCGGACTACTGGCAGGACATTGACCAGGACACCATCCTGGCGGTCCTCAAGGGCGTTTTCTCCATGACCGGCGGCAAGAGCGGTGAGTTTGTCACCAAGCACACCTACTCTGTCAACGGCAACCTGGAGGCCTCCACCCTCAACAGCGCCACTGCCCAGGCCTGCGGTGACCACAAGAAAAAGTTTGCCATGATTTTCATGCACTCTGTTCCGGCCACCAACCTGGAAAACCTCAACCTGCTCACCGCCCTCAAGTACACCGATAAGGACGGCGTGACCCGTGACCTGACCCTCTACACCTGGAACGGCAAGCTGGTCATTGTGGATGACGGGATGCCTGTTGAGGCTGTTGCCGCCACCTACAAGCTGACCTCTGACACCGCCCTGGTGCCCGGCAAGACCTACTACACCAAGAGCGGCACCAAGTACAACGCTGTGGCCTCCCCCAGCGTGGACAACATTGCCACCTATTATGAGGTGGATGTCCCTGCCGGTGAGGAATACACCAGCTATGTCCTGGGTGAGGGCTCCATCAACTTTGAGGACCTGGGTGCTAAGGTGCCCTATGAGATGTCCCGTGACCCCGCCAAGAACGGTGGCCAGGACACCCTCTACACTCGCCAGCGCAAGGTGTTTGCCCCCAAGGGCATCTCCTACGAAAAGACCAGCCAGACCACCCTCTCCCCCACGGATGCGGAGCTGTCCGATGGTGCCAACTGGGCTCTGGTCCACTCTGGTGAGGCCACTGAGAGCCAGCGCTCCTACATCAACCACAAGGTTATCCCCATCGCCCGCATCAAGTCCAGAGGCTAAACCATGACCGTGTATGAGGCCGTGGTGTCCCGGCTGGCCATGCTGGGCTACACCGTCACGGACAATGACGAAACCGGCCTCAATTTCCTCATAGACAAGTGTGAAAAGGACATCCTGGCAGACATCAATCAAAGGGTGCTGCCGGATGGCCTTTTCTATGTCCATGTGGATATGGTGGCCGGGCAATTCCTCTATGATAAGAAAGCCGCCGGTGGTCTGGACGGGCTGGAGGGCTTTGACTTCTCCGCCCCGGCCAAGAGCATCACGGAGGGTGATGTGGCCATCACCTTTGCTGGAGCCAGTGATGGAGCCAGCAGCGCTGAGGCCCGCTTTGATGCCCTGATTGCAGGGCTCATGCGCCCGTCTGAGAGCACGCTGGCGGCTTTTCGGAGGATGAGATGGTAGTGGGGGGCCCCGCCCACAAAAAGGCCGTGCAGAGCCTCTGGGTGGGCAAAGCGACCATCACCGTGCTGGACGGGGTGCTCAATCCCGCCAATGGCCGCACGGAGCCCCAGGAGCGCATCCTGGCGGCAGACATCCGCTGCCGCATTTCCCACAAGTCTGTGGTGAGTACAGAGCCCAACGAGGAGGCCGCCCAGGTGGCCCAAAGCGTGGTGCTCTACATTGACCCCTCCGTGGACATCCCGGAGGGATCTAAAATCACAGTGACCCAGAACGGCATGACCCGTGACTATGAACGGAGCGGCAAGAGCGCAGTGTATAGCTGCCACCAAGAGGTGCCGCTGGAGCTTTTCAAGGAGTGGGCCTGATGAACTGGGGAAACTGCGATTATAAGCAGCTCCAGCGCCTCCGTGACAGTTTGGCCACGCTCCAGAGCATGGACATGGACCGTTTCTGCACGGAGGTGTCAAAGGAGTTGGCCGCCCGCCTGCTGGCGCTGGTCATCCCCCGCACACCTGTGGGGCAGTACCCAAAATCCAGTGGCAAAAAGGGCGGCACCCTGCGCCGGGGCTGGACATCCAAAACCCAAGCGGATGCCGCCAGCAGAGGCGGCAGCAATGATGCGAAAGCCTACGCTGAGGCACTGCCAATCAGAAAGTCCGGCAACACCTACACCATTGAGGTCATCAACCCTGTGGAATACGCCAGTTATGTTGAGTTTGGCCACCGAACGCGGGGCGGTGACGGCTGGGTGCCGGGCCAGTATTTCCTCACCCTGTCCGAGCAGGACCTTGAAAGGCTTGCGCCGGGCGTGATTGAGAGAAAACTGGAGGCCCTGCTGCGGGAGGTATTCAATGGCTGAAATCAATTTCAACAGCATCTATGACGGCGTGAGCCTTGCGCTCCACGCCGCTTTTCCTGCCGCCCAGGTGCATGGCGGGAATGTCAAGCAAGGGCTCAAGCCCGGAGATTTTAATGTCATCATGCCTGGTGCCGGTCACGCCAAAGAGGTGGGCCTGAGGTACAAGCGGACACCCACGGTGGATGTGATTTACTACCCCAAGGCCGGGGATGCGGAGTGCTATGGTATGGCACACCGGCTGTCCTTTGTCCTGGGGAGCATCACAACCCCGGAGGGGGACATCATCCACGCCACCGGCTGTGAGTGGACGCTGGCGGAGGATGTCCTGCATGTGCTTTTGAGCTATGACCACTTCGTCCGTGTCCCGCTGGAGCAGGAGAACATGGAAACTCTCAAAATCAATGAGGAGGGATAAGCCAATGGCAAAAACCCAGACCACGGAGGCCAATGCCGCCGCCTTTACCAAGGCGCAGTTGGTGGCCTCTCAGAGATATGTCCACCGGCGGGACCTGATCGGCGCACTGCTGGAGGATGGCAAGACCTACACCTTGAATGAGGTGGATGCGCTGATTGAAAAGTTTATGAAAGGCAAGGTGAGATAAATGGCTCTTGGCGGAGGTAACTGGCTGACCCAGAACAAGGTCCTGCCCGGCAGCTACATCAATTTCTCCAGCGTGGCAAAGGCATCCGCCACTCTGTCTGACAGAGGCTATGCGGCAGCGCCCTTTGTTCTGAGCTGGGGCCCGGAGGGTGAGGTTTTCCCCGTCACCTCTGGTGAGTTTCAGAAAAACAGCAAGGCCATCTTCGGCTATGGGTATGACCACCCCAAGCTGCTGGCCCTGCGTGAGATTTTCCAGCACGCCACCACCGTCTACTGCTGGCGGCTGGGCAACGGCGAAAAGGCAAGCTGCACCTATGCGGATGCCAAGTACCCCGGTGTGCGTGGCAATGACCTCTCTATTGTCATCGCCTCCAATGTCGATGACACCAGCGCATGGGATGTGAGCACCTACCTGGACGGCCAGTGTGTTGACACCCAGACGGTCAAGGCGGCCACTGATCTGGTGGCCAATGACTATGTGGTTTTCAAGACCAGCGCCACGCTGGAGACCACTGCGGGCACCAAGCTAACCGGCGGCGCTGATGATGCGGCAGTCACCGGCGAGGACCACCAGGCTTTCCTGGATAAGCTGGAGGCCTATGCTTTCAACACCCTGTGCTGCCCGGCCACGGAGAGCACCGTGGTCAATCTGTATGTCAAGTACACCCAGCGCATGAGGGATGAGGTGGGTGCCAAATTCCAGCTTGTGGCCTGGAAACCCAGCGCTGACTATGAGGGCGTGATTGGCGTGTGGAACACCGCCACCCACGCCACCATTGCCAATGTGGACACCCAGGCGGTGGTCTACTGGACTACCGGCGCACATGCTGGCGTGGCCGTCAACAAGTCCCTCACCAATGCCAAGTATGACGGTGAGCTCATTCTGGACACCGAATACACCCAGGCAGCGCTTGAGGCGGCCCTCAAAGCAGGCAAGTTTATGTTCCACAATGTCAACGGGGTCACCCGTGTGCTGGAGGACATCAACACCCTGCTGACCCTCTCCGACACCAAGGGAGAGGTTTTCCAGTCCAACCAGACCATCCGTGTGTGTGACCAGATCGCCAATGACACGGCGGTGCTGTTCAACACCCGCTATGTGGGCACCGTGCCCAATGATGCCTCTGGCCGTGCCTCCCTGTGGGGCGATGTGGTCAAGCTCATCCAGGAGCTTGAGAAAATCCGTGCTGTTGAGAACTTTGACCCCGACACGGTGACCTGTGAGCAGGGTGACAAGAAAAAGGCAGTGCTGCTGACCATCAACGGCCTCAACATCATCAACGCCATGGCCCAGCTCTACATGAGCGTTATCATTCAGTAAAGGAGGATTGTGACACATGGCTGACAAAATCTCTATGAACACCCAGGATGCCGTGAGCGCCAACTTTGCTGAGTGCTTTGTGACGCTGAACGGTACCCGCTACTCCATGCTGATGGCCAAGGAGTTTGAGGGCAAGGCCTCCATCAACACCAAGGAAGTCTACCGTCTGGGCAATCCCGTGATCGGCCACAAGGCCCAAACCATTGCCCTGGCTTTCTCCATGACGGTCTACAAGTGCACGGAAATCTTTGACCAGGTGGTTGAGGACTTCATCAAGACGGGTGTGATGCCTACCTTTGACATTCAGACCTCCAACGATGACCCCGCCACCTCCGTTGGCCGGAGCACCAAGATTTACAACAACTGCGTGCTGGACGGTGATGTGCTGCTGTCCATGTTCAACGCAGAGGGTGACTTTGTGGAGCAGACCCTTGAGGGCTACTGCGACAGCTTCACCCGCCCCGAAAAGCACACCAACCCGTCCTATATGTAAGGGCGGCCAACTAAAGGAGGAAATCATCCATGAGTAACCTGTCCGCATTTATGCACGCCAATGTTGAGCAGATCGAAAACTACAAGTTTGCCGCCTCCCCCCGTTTCAAGGGGGAGGATGGCAAGCCCATGTTGTGGGAAATCTGCTGCATCTCCGCTGATGAATACGCCCGCATCCGCAACTCCTGCGTCCGGCAGGTGCCGGTGCCCGGCAAAAAGGGCCAGTACACCCAGCAGCTTGATAGCTACGCTTTCCAGGCCAAGGTGTGCGCCCGCTGCACGGTGTTCCCGGACCTGAGCAACGCAGAGCTCCAGAATGACTGGGGTGTTGCCAAGCCGGAGGAGCTGCTGGGCAAGCTGCTCATCGGCGGTGAGTTTGATGACTATGTGACGGAAGTTTTCCAGCTCAACGGTTTCAAGACTGAGAATGAGCTGGTTGATGAGGCAAAAAACTAATAGAGGACGGTGACCCAGAGGCCAGCTATGCACACTTCTGTCTGCAAAAGTTTGGCTGGGAGCCGTCCAAGTTTTTGAGCCTGCCCGTCAAGGAGCGTGCTTTTGTCATCGCCTCTATTGATGCCCGCTGTGCGGCGGAGCGGAAAAAAGAGGCGGAACTCAAGAACAAAGCAAAACGCAAATAAGGCTCCCGCCCTGAGCGATACAGGGCGGGAGCTTTTCCCAAGGTGGTGAAACTATGGCAACTATCAGATCGCAAATGGTCCTCAATGACGGGATGAGCGCCGTGCTCAAGAGGATAACCTCCGCACTTGACACTACGCTCAACGCCTTTGAGCAGGTCCAGCGTGCCTCTGGCAGAGCTGTTGATGCCACCCAGATTGCACAAGCACGCTCCCAGCTTGTGGGAGCAAATGCCGAAATCCAGGAGATGGCGGACGGCTACCGCAGAGCCGCAGAGCAGGAGGAAAACCTCAACCGAGGCCTCCGCACCGGCGGCTCCCTGGCAGATGGTATGCTGGGCAAGGTCAAGACCCTGGTGGCCACACTGGCCGCCGGTGCCGGGCTCAATAAGCTCATCGGCCTCTCTGACCGGATGACCGGCACCACCGCCCGCCTGTCTTTCCTTGTGGATGACGGCGGCAGCGTGGATGAGCTGGAGGCCAAAATCATGGCCTCTGCCCAGCGCTCCAGAGCTGCCTACCTTGGCACGGCATCTGCTATTGCCAGCATGGGCGCAAATGCTGGAGCCGCTTTCAGC